TGTCATAGAATCCTTCAAGTTTATCACAAAAATCTATCACACTCATAGAAGCATTCCTTTTTTATCCAGATATTGTAGAGTTTCTTTCATGCTACCAAGGTGCTCATATCCAAGTGATACTTGAGGAAAGGTAGCATCTGGTCCAAATTCATCCATAAATGCAGTTTCAGTGAAATGTTTTCCAAGAAAATATTCATGAAACTCTTCTACATGTGGCAATGCTTTTAACAACTGCGCCATGCGTTCACACTCTTGACTACGATTGCTGTAAATTACTGCCGTTTTTCTCATTAATCCCGTTGTCTCCAATCGTCAGGTTTATCTTGTTTGAACCAATCTACAATTTCATCGGCACCATCAAACCCCGTTTTGTAATTAGATGGGTCGGGGTCTCCTAATCCCATCTTATTCATAAAATCATCCATCGTACCCTCCTCAATGTCTTGAGCAGCTTGACGACGTGCTTTGTTTAACCAATCTCTTGCTGTAGTATGACGCTTGGCAAGTTTTTCTGCCCAGATCATATCATCAAGTTTGACTTCTTCCTTATTTGCAATCTTCTTGCAGATAAACTCTAATCGTAATCTGTACTGAGTAGATAACATATAATTTTCACTACCTAGAATATTTAGCGATACCTGAGCATTGGTTGTGTCTTCCCTTCAATAGTATGCCCAAAGAAACACAATGTCAACCTCTCTTTTGTACCAAAAGTTTGAGCAGCATGAAATGTATTTCCATCAATTATAACCATTCTATTATACCTGTTTTTCACTGTTACAGATTCAGTAAAAGGTTTGTGGAATAAATCATATGCTTCATAATAAGCTTTATCAGAATGCAACTTATTTAAATAAAGATTTTCTTTCATGATATTATGATCCTGATCAAGAACACTATCATCTTTTTTTGTATACATTGATGTTCCAGTATCATTCTCTGGATTTTTATCTAAGTAAATGATACCACCAAACTGAATACCACCTGGCTTAGGATTTCCATCAATATGAACCCACCCCATATTCTTTTTATCATATTGATCAAAATGATATGGGGTTATCTTTTGAAAGTTTAAAGAACCTTCCCAATATGTTGGTTCAGATTCATAAAAAATGCTAAAAATTTTAGAATAAACATACTGAAAAAACTCAGGATCGACTTCATGAATGAAAGAAGATCTAGTTCCAGGCCACCTTCCTTCATCATTAGAATTATATTCCAATCGATTTGCCAATTCTACAGCATATTCTGGATCATCTAAAAAATTATCAACAACAGTAAAATCAGGATACATGTTTAAATCCAGCAAAAAATAAAAAAGGCACCCGAAGGTGCCTTGTACCTGCTATATTAGGGATTTCAGAAAGAATACTTCACACCCAATTTAGCGCCATATCCGCGATCGATGTCGTCGTCGCCAGAACCGATAAAGGAGACCTCACCATATGCTCCGAGAGCATCGGTAACGGCAATGCCAAGACCTGCCTTACCAGAAGGAACAGTGTCGGTCTCGCCACCGTCAGGGGAGACGAGGCTAGCACCACCCTGAACATACCAGGAGGTGGATTCGCCCAGTTCACCCTCATAGCCTACGTGAGCGTCGGTAACGGTTCCGTTGTAGTTGGATCCCGTCCACCCAGAGTTTGCCTCTACGTTAACATAGGGTCCTGCCATTGCAGCGGGAGCAGCAAGAGCAACAGCTGCAGCGGCAGCGAAAGCAGTTTTGATCATAGTTGTGTACCTTTGAATTACTTGGTTATTATAGCAGATGACGTTAGACACGTCAAGAGAGGAGAAGCGAGTAGTTGAGGCACTCCCTCATTTGCTACAAGAGTAATTTAGCATGAAAAAGGGGAGTTTCAACCCCCCCTTGTGCCAGTTTTCGATACGGATTTCCGATCAATCAGTTAAGAAAAATTAATGCACCTTTGATATTGACGTTTCCAACGCCAGTAATGTTAACCGCTGCCAAAGCGTTGATGTTAACATCGGTAGCAGCATCCAAAGAAATACCCTTTGCAACTCCAGTTGTTCTGATAGCGTAACTATTAGTTCTGTCTTCTACCAGTGGGGGAGTAGATGGCAATCCCGTTGCAAGCATATTTGCCACACCGCCAACATTTACTTGATAATCACCAAGAATTTGATGATTAACATGCCCTGGTGAGATAATGTTTACTGACGCTCTGGGGTCAAACTGAAGATCAGTTTTCTCTGCAACTGTTGTTGATTTCTGCCCAAGTATATCTTCAATGCTTTGATCAGCTGTTTGTTTAATCTGACCCGCGTTAAGTTGAATTTCTCCACCACCACTTGGTCCCGCCTGAATAAGAACCTTTGATGTTCCTATTAGAGTAAGCACATCTTTAGCTTCAAGGACAATGTTAGTTCCCTTAATTCTAACTTCACCATGACACTCAGTAATAGCATCACCATAATACATGTTAGAACATGCTACTTGACCTTTTGATGCAGTTTCTGTAGTGTCAGATCCCTCTCCTTTTGCTGGATCAGGTGTTGCTGGCGGACTTGCAGTATACTCATTATAAACAGGTCCAGATTTAACTATTTGTCCTCCTTTGGTATTGATAAGAAATCTACCACCACACACCTTACCATTTCCACCACCACCAGTTACAATAACAACGTCTCCATTATCCTGGTTAATAATACCATGACCATCCTGAGGCGAAACAAAACTGCATCCAGTGTCATCGCAAGTAATTCTAAGTCGTTCACCACTACTAGAGATAACTGAAATAGAACGTTCTATTTCCAGTTCTTGTTTTTCGTCTTCTGGTTTTTCTGGTTCTGTCTTGCCTTCATAAGTTCTTCTCCTAGATGACCCAGGAGCTTTTACTTGTGAAAATGCTTTGTCTTCAAATCTTTCGTTAGCCATTGTGATACCTATGGACAATCAATGTACTTGCCAGTTCCAATCTTAGCAGAACCAACCTCAACCCTTGCCTCTGGATCAAGACAAGCAAATGATGGAATGAATTTTGCAGCATATCCACCACCACCTAAAATTATTACTTTAGGATATCTATCAAAAACAATAGATCTATTTTTAATACGAACACTGACAACCTTACCATTTTCTACAATTGCCTCTGCGATATCAGGGTCTCCATTAATGTAAACTGTTGGTTGAGATGTATATTCTCTACCAGGATTGAGCATTGTAAATGAATCAATAATACATTCTTTTTGAGAAGTAGCAGGAGTATTCAACTTATATCCAAGTCCAGGATCAGTGACACGAATTTCTGTCAAGAAACCATCGGCATTTAATAATGGAATTGCTGCTGCTCTACGCCCCTCTCCTGTAATAATAATTGCAGGAGGTTCAACATATGGTGTTCCAGGAGTATCAATTGGAATTTCAATAAATCCACCGTCAGGACCTGTAATAGGAACTCCTGCTGTTGGGATTTTACTCTTCCCATCACTTGGAGGAATATTAGAAGAACTATCTTCTAATTCATCTATCTCTTCATCAGTAAATCCGTCGATATCAGATGTAATGATAACACTTGCTTGTGCTCCAGTACCAATAATACCAAAAATCATGGTCTCGTCATCTTCATTTTCAATATCATCTTCAATACCAACAATTACAACAGAAGTGTTATTATTTACTACAAAAGATCCAGATAGAGATCCCGAAACAACATCTCCAGGTGTGATATTAGGACCAAACAATCTATAGAACAACACAGTTCCATTAGAAACATTTTTGGTAGTAATAGTATATGTTACAAATTCGCCTTCTTTTACAAGTGACTTATCAGATTGGACAAAATAAGTTGGAGTTAAAGTAGTATCAGTTGTATCATCATCGTCGTCGTCTCCAGTATTTTCTGGTTGTGGGAATTGATCAGGAATAACCAATGGAGGATATGTTGGTGGTGGAGGAGATGATGGTGGTGGAGTATCTCCAGGACCTACTGGTGGATCAACAGGAGGTGGCGTAGTAATTACGGAATCAGTAATTACACACCTACCAACATTGTTAGTAGCAGACATTAAAACTGTTCCTGGTGTATCCTTAAAGATACGCATGTAAAAATCTTCTTCAAACTCCCTTTCAGAATCAGCAAAAGTTCTAACAGAAATTGTCTTTGAGCTTTCTCCTGGTGCAAACCCTAGAATACCACTAGATTGTTCATAATCATTAGGAGATTGTGCAGATCCATTTCTTGTCGAGTATCTAACACTAGAAGAAACATCAAGGAACCCATCTCTAGTTACTGTAAATACTGCAACATCTCCCTCAACTACCTCTAAATCTGAGATATTGTATACAATGGTTGGTTCTTCTTGTGGGTCTTGAATACCACCCACAAATACAATTTCAGTATTTTTAAGTGTTGTTCCCTCATATGCTTCGTCACAAGTGTATTGTGACCAATCTTCACCTGTTGCAGGGAATAGATCATCAGTAATATTTTTTAGTAGTTGATCTAGGAAATCTTCACGCTTATCAGTAGCACAGTCAGTGCAAACCGTAGTAGTTTTAGAACATGATTTTCCAGGACCATCACACTGAATGCCAAGAAGATCCAGGACATAGTTAATAGTATCACCAATAATGTTAATTGCAGATGCAACTGCACCAAGAATATCTTGAAGTGGTCCCAATACTCTAGAGAGAAGTTCTTCCATAAGAGATTGAATTTTGTTCAAAATACCTTCAACCATCTTATCTACTTGACATGCAGCCGCCTTGTAAATATTGAAGAGATATCCAAAAATAAGATCCTCTAAGAAACTAGCAAGACGATCTCCAAGGTCTGCCATACTACACCCAACATCATCTAAGATTTCGTTGAAGAATTTTGTAACTGGTGTTAATGCATTACCCGTATCAGATGGATATAGCAGCATATTAATGAGATCTTTAATACCTGCTTTTAATTTCTCAAGAATAAATCCTTTTACAGAAGCAACAAATGTTCTTACGACCAATTGTGCTTTAGTTACATACTTTCTACCAATACCAACAGCATCAAATAATTCTCCAGAAAGTTCACCAACAAGGTAATCTCCGAGTTTTCCTCCATTTCTTTGAGTTTCATACAACATCTCAGAAAGCAACCTTTTCATAGTGTTGCCAAGATCTGTCTCTTTACCACATTTATCTGCAATCTCTACACACCAGTTAGTTCCTGCAGGATTTGTAGCAGTATTTTGTGCATTCTTTGCTGAGGTATATCCTGTATCTGTGGTAGAAATTACTGTTCCATCTTCGTCTTCAGAAGAGAGACCTGTAGGAGCAAAACCAGCATCAGTGATTGTTGGTTGTGCAGTAGTTGCTAAAGGTTGATCAAAAGGCAGTTTGTTTGCAGCATTAACATAAGTTGTAAATGACTTACACCCTGTTTCTCCTGGCGTTGGATCTTCATCATCAGAAGTACCTTTAGAATTTGCAACTCTACCAATTGATCCCATGATCACAGGTTGTTGCTTATCAATATCTAAGAAAAATCCAACAACCCACACTCCTGGTCCTAGTTGATCAGACACAGATGTCGAACCACCAGGAGTATGTGGATTTGTCACAGGCATCATAGTAGATGCAAATGGCAAATCATTCGTATGTACAACATCACAAGATTGAGGATGATAACCAACAATCCTGACTCTATATCTGCCAGATTGTTTGAAATCACCCTGCTTGTCTGATTCAATTTGACCAATCCACCAAGCGAATCCATCGGATCCAATTTGATTTGTTGGATATAAACTACTCAACGCATCCATACTACTCAGTTATCATGAATTTTACACTCAGGTGCGCCTGGTTCTTGATCGCAATAGAGTTCTAGTGGCGAGGGATCATGATGATCTCCAGCTTCGATTTCTTCTTTGTGATGCTCCACCCAATCTTCTAGATCGTGCAGTTCCGCCTCAATATGACGACGTTGTTGAGGGGAAGTAGTAGGATTATCAAGGATCTTTTTATCCGCCTCGATATGCTTTTCGATGCTTTCCATAAAACCTCTTATTTGGTGATTACTTTGCTTTCTTTATCTTTGATTCCGTAAGAATCACGAATCAATTCTAATACAGTATATACGTTTTGTCCAGGAACATCAAACTGATGGTTCAAATGTTTAATCAAATATGTCCCACTATGTTCTGGATCCCACACTTCTTTTTCTCTCTTCTCATCAAGAACTTGATTCGGCACTCTCACTTCAATCTTGTCACCAGCAGATAGTTCCAAGTGTCCTGTTAATGATATTGTCAACTGCTGGTTAAACATAATTCCTATTCTGGCAAGACCTTGAGATAGATACCGTTTTTGGGAATCTATATACTCGGACTTCTCTGCTGCAGGTTCGACACCATTATACCAACATTCATTATTAATAATGGTTGACATCACTCTAGAAGGATATTCTGAAAGTGATGCTTGACCAATGGGCAAATCAGTTTGACTGCCTAAATGAACCATATCTTTCCACGTATCGTTTAAAGAATATACAAACTCCTCATACTTTCCAGTATTTATGTCAAGGTAATGAACGATTGAAGAATATGTTCCTTCTCTCATCCTTTGCATAATATCTAACTCAGATCCAAAAATAATTTCTTGAATTTTATTCTGAGATTCATACGCAGTTTTTCCAGGACTCCATGTATATTTGCCACCTTTTACAGGTAAATTTTTTGTAGAACAAAGTTCATCAATAGATTTAAATACGTATCCTGTTCTAGTTTGAAAAAACAAAAATCCAGCAGTTCCTTTTGCTTTTTGAGCACCAGTTCCAACATCGCTAGTTCCAGTAAAAGTATTAGAAGTTGATCCCCCTGGTTTTGGAGGAGCAAGTTTTTTAACAGGATCGTTTATAGCAACAGTTTTTGATTGTAACGATCTAATAATTGCGAAGGGAGATTTTTTTGCTGGAAGAATTTTAACTCTACCTTCAGATTCCTGTGCGAAAATTTGTCCTGGGGACACACCTAATTTTTGAGTCAACAATTTTGCAGTAATTTCAGTAGGAGTTCCAGATTGAATAGTATTGACTCGCATACCTTCATTCAGAAGACCTTCAACAGAAATTAAACATAAAGTATAAACTTGTTTTCTATCTGAATTTGTTCTATTTGCTACTTTCCAAACTCTAAATTCGTAAGAATAACTTTCGTTGTTTACATCCTCAACTTCAAAAACAACCTTTTCAAATCCTTGAATAGGCATTGATGATATTAGTGACTCCATATTGTCAACAACAACCATGGTTGCACTAAATGCTGGATAAAATATATCCTCATGATATTGCAAATGAGAAACCATACCTACCAAGTTAGCCCATGGTTTATCAGTTTCTGATCCTGCTTTCCAAATCGCAATTTGTTTTACCGTACAGGATGATGCATATGGTTTTGAATTATTCATACATCAACGAGGAGCGGGGTAGAGTGAAGATAGTCCAGGGTC